CTTGATTATACCAAGGGATCAAAAATTCGGCACCTTTGTTTGATCCAACAAATGTCATAGGAGCTAATGTTCCCGGAAAACTAGAGTACCATTTACCAAGAGTACCCGCTTGCAAGCTTAGTGTAGCTGCCGCACAACCAATTGTCATATCGTGTTTTGAAAACACTTTAATACGTTCAGAACACGCGATACCGACAAATAGAGGGCGATAGTAGCCAGACCAAGTAAAAATTGGGTACTCAGTGATATTTAATAAACCAGCTGGGTTAAAGCCGGGGATAGAACCGAGTTGATCGAGAATGATTGGAGCAGTAACCGGTGCTTGAGGGGGAACTTTAGCAGCTGTACCCCATTCAACATACGAAGGTTTCTGCATTAACGCTCGAACACTAGAAAAACGCTCACCCCACAGCAACTCAGCAGAAGGGTACGAACCAGAACTAGAAACCAACTCCATTGATTCCGTTTCCATCGTGCCATCATCACCCAGAGCTCCTTGGCGAACATTTAGCCCAGTGTTTATATCATTAATTTTCCAACTTGGAGTAATCCAATATGAAATCATTGAACTCGGTTGAGCAAAATCCATATTCTCACCAGCACAAGCATAGATATCAACTTGAACATCAGCTGAAGCGTTTTGGCTAACCAGCGGGCTAACAACCCTGAAGATTAAACGACCATTAAAACACGACTCATCAACAACTGAAATATTATCTGCAGTCAAGATCTGCTTTTGTAGATAAGGTGCAGCCCTCGCAAACCCAACGGTTATCTCATGCTCTTCGCACGCAGCTAACTCAATAAAGTGAGTATACGAGGTGAGCGCCAAATCAGTTGGAGGAGCTAAACCTTTTGGAACCCAACCAATGGCTAAAGTACCACGATGAAATTTACTTGCGGCGATGATAATTTTAAACTTCATATCACCTCGCCAAAATTCGAACGGAACACCTACATAGCCCGCAGTGGTAAAATTAACAATCCCGGCACTACTGGTCATGGAAACAAACGGGGAAACATAATGAACTCCAATATCAGTCAGAGCAGCATGTGAACTTTGCCATGTTATAGCATTAACATGCGTCCACCTAGAAAACAAACTTGCATTTGACGAAACATCATCACTGCTCCCACCACACAATGTGGGGTCAATTGAAATAGCATTATCTCGAAACAAACTAGCACCATCGCTCGAATCCACTCCATTGATATGCGCAACATTGGTAACTGATCTTTGCGTCATAGTCATTGGCACTCGTTCATCATTCTCACGAGTAAAACCAAACCAATCGGCCATGTGTGCAGCACCATACGCAACATCAGAAGCCGCCTTCGCGAAACTACCAATGCTTGGAACAATAGATGCTGCCTTTGAAACATCACCAATAAATCTCAATGCCTGGCTTGGTTTTAAATACTTTGAAACGTTCTCACTAGGAACAAGCGCACCACCACGCCCTTGGTAAAATGGAACTTTCAACTCATAACCAGGTAATAAACGGGCATAAATCTTGGAAGTGCCAGTGGTCAAACCGGAAGCAATACCAGATCGAATTGGGGTTAGACAAGTCAATACTAAATCCCACATGTTGTTAGGGCCAGTTGGAAGTTCCGCATAATCATACGGATAAATCCACTCCAGCTGCATAACAACATTAGAGGACTCACAACAATCTAATGAACCATAATGATCGACTTGCATACAATTTTGCCACTGCAACGTCTTGCTAACATCGTAGGTTGCATTGTTTGGAAGGGAATTACAAAAACCCGACCAAACATACATACCATAACAGCCTGGAGGCACGACATTCACAATAACGATCTCCAAAACACCACGAATCAAATGATAATTCGCTGTTTTCGCAGCTACTTTTGTATTTGCAAGGTATAATGACCACGGGTCTAATGTGGTCAAAACAGCTCTGGCGGTATTAGAACTACCGAGGGAAACAGAACCAATTTCAACCAACCGCGTTAAATAATCATTTAAATCAACGGGTGGAATCTTTTGGAAATATTTTGGGGTCACAGCGGCAATAACTCTATTTAAAGCCGAGGGACCAGTAAGCTCACCTAATGTATAGGGAACGTTTGTGACGGGCTCTTCTGTAAGAGCAACGTCATGGGAGGCACCGCCACCCGTAAAATCTGCTTGGGCACTCATGTTAAGTGAGTAGGGGTGAATTTTTCGTTCGTTCTTGGCTCCCACGCCGTGAACGTGCCATTTATCAAGGACGGCACCCAGTAACTATAGTCAAAAATTCGTAAATAACTGTTACCTTCTAATCCATGCTGCGCCACAGCACGATCACATAATCCTTTGAAACGGTTGTATTCATCAACACCATGATACACCATTTCTCGCAGGGCCTCAGACATGCCAACGCACGCATGATCCCTACTACTAAGAACCGACTCACGTTTAATTAAAACCGTTCGAATGATTGATTTCTTACTAAGTGGGGAAATATATCTTTTATACTCCTCACTCCATAAAATTCTACGTTTCAGAAAATCAATTTCATCTAGCGTTTTCTTCAAAAACGTCGTGCCGCTCTTAGACGCATCAGTCATAATTATACCAAACTCATTCTTCAAAAGAACAATCGCATCATCAGATTCAACATAATCCAAAGCACGCACTGAATCATCACCATAAGTCACAATAGCATTGTGATTTCTAAAGGTGTGTTCAACGTGTTTTTCAAATGTACTCATCGACATAAAACTGTCTTTATAAGCGGTGATATATTCATAACTCATTGGATGTTTTCGGTACCACAAATACCTAAACATCAACGACATCAACACTCCATTAAACTCAACGGTAGCGTCTTGACCAGAAGGATTCCAAAACATGGAAAACACATCACCCTTTATAATATATCGGGTGTGCTTCAAAATCATGACGCACTGATAAGCAGGAATAGGGTCCAATTTCAAAACAACACAAATTGCATAAAATACTAACGCAATAAAGTCAAAGAATAAGCCTAAATAGGCCTTATCCAATTTCTTCGCGTCTGCATCATAAATGTTGTCTAAATCTGGATTAATTGATCGAAGGTGTTGAACAATACGAGAGACTTCAGCACTTGTCATGTCAATCCCAACCGCGCTCTCAAAAAATGAGAAATTCGCGCGCATAAAGGATTTGATTGGTGAAAAATACTTCTTCAAGATGATATTTGTCGCAGCTGGCATACACGTAAAAACGCGTGGTAACTTACCAGGTTTGACCGGCTCATCCTTCAGAGTACACATTCCAACAGTCGCGGGAATGTCACCTTCTTGCATAACTTTCTCAAAATCATCAACCATGCCTGTAATGTCATCACTGACATAAGGTACACGATCCTCGTCTACAGAAAAATAGTTCCGCTTTGAACTATTAAACGGCGGACCGACAGATGTTTTCAGATTCATCGAATTAATGTAAGAATTTGGAACACCAACAATTGCATCCGACTCAGAAATATAGCTATAGCCCTCTGTCATCAGATCACTTGCACCACCAAGATAATCAGACAACGCCATCCACATGGTGAGCTCATCAGGTGTACTAAAATTTTGCACGGTAAATACTTCAGTAAAAGGAGATTGCCATTGTTCGTCAATCACTTTCCCGCGAAAATCAGGCATACGCCAATAACCATTTTCGCCACACCACTCCAACTCGAGTGGTTGAAAGATATCTTTAACCAGCGACCACTCCATTTTTGTCTTCATGGTTGGACCGTGCAACGGTGGAAACAATTCACCAAAGGAGTAAGGTTGAGCCCCTTTTGTAATTGCAACCCAAACTTCGGATTTGGCAGGGTATGGGCCCAATGTGGCAACTTCTGGAACACGAGACAACTGGCGTCTTGGGGTTTCAACACCTTGTAAAACGGTGCCGATCCTTAATGAACATTTCTCCAATTCATCTTTTGTAACTATGGCACAATTGGCTTCACCGCCAATAGTA